GCTTTATGGAGGTAACAAAAGGTCAACTTTAGAAAGGAATATTATGGATTTACAATCACTATTTATTACACCTGTTATGATGACAGAGGTCAAGGGCCACGGTCACTTGGTAGATCGACTTTATGAAATTAAAGCTAAAGATGAAAAAGGTATGCCAAGATCTAATGTAGGAGGTTGGCACAGCGATGATGAACTCTACAAGGATGAAGAATTTAAAAGCACAGTTGGTGACATACTTTACAAAGCTAAAGAGTGCTTTGGACATTTAGATGTGCAAGACAAATATGTTCCTGAAATAACGGGTTTATGGGGTATGATTAACCCGCCAGGATCCAGAAACAACATACACACACATCCATATAACTACTTGTCTGGAGTATACTACCTAAAAGTACCTCCTAAAAGCGGTAATTTGGTGTTTCTAGAGCCTAAACCACAAGCTGAGGTACTATCACCCCCAAAGAAAAAAGACGCCTCTATACACCTTGCTCATAGCGTGTCTTGGCAGCCCAAAGAAAATTCATTGATTTTTTTCCCATCATGGTTACAACATGAAGTACAAATAAATAATTCTAATCAAGATAGAGTTATTTTAAGTTTTAATATTAATTGGAGAGAAAATGCCGATAGTTGAACCTGCAGAACAAATAGGAACAATAACTCTAGAAGATGGTAGAGTCATTCCTAAATACAAAGTTAAAACAGAAACTACATTAACAAACACGGATACTGGTCAGGAGTACGAATCTGAAGAAGCCATGCAAGCTGACATAGATGATCCAAACACTTCAACAACTGCTGAAAAAATTAGACGAGATGTTAAAGTATTTGCTCCATCATTGAAAGATATGTTGGGCGAAACTCCTAAGTCTTAAGATTTTTGACACTCACACCCTTGTCCTTCACATATTGGACATGTGGGATCTGAAGAATGACTGTGGTGATTGCACTCTTTTAAGTGACGTTCCATATCCCTTTCAACGGCTAGTAATCTTTCATGATAATTGCTCACCTTACCAGCAAGGACAGCAATGGCTTTTAAATATTCTTGTTCAGTCATAATATCTCCTGTGATTGTTAATTTTGGTGAGAACCTAATGTAAGCATATTTTTAGCCTTCGCAATAGTATTTTTATAATTGTTTTCTTGACATTAAGTTTATGGTATAAAATAGAAAGAAAATAGAATGAAAAGCAAAACTTTTGTTAATGGCAGTATTGTCAAAAAATATGAAATACCTTTAGAAGAAATAAAAGAAGTAAACGACACATTTGACAAAGAAAGAAAAAATTTAGTTTCTGATAGCTCAAGATTAGCGGGTAGAATAAATACCGAATTAAACGCTTCTACATTTATTCAAAATTTAAAAATTTATAATACAATTATAAATTCAATAAATGAGTTTGTACTGGCAAGTAATCATTTTGGCTTAGTTGATAGACCTGTTATGAATTTACATATCAGTAGTATATGGATTAATGATATGCTTGAAGGTGAATACAATCCACCGCACACACATTACAATCCTCATAGTGGTTGGTCCACTGTCTTATTTTTAAAAGTTCCTGAAATAATAAATGATGCAAAACACATACATAAATTTAGAGATGGCCAATTGTGTTTTACTTGGACAGAAGGACATGGGTCACTTTATATTACACCTAAAGTTGGTGATTTTTATATTTTTAAAGCTAATCATCAACACTCAGTGATGCCCTTTAGAACAAAGAAAAAAGGTGATGTAAGAAGATCAATGTCTTTTAATTTTGAAGAAAAAAAGGAAGAAAGTAATGTTACAGAGGAAAATAAGCTTTATTGCCAGTAACAAAGCCATGTTGGATGTTTGGCCTCACCCTAAACCAGCATCTAGGTTTATACCCGATGAATACAAAAAATTAGAAAAATTTAAAAATAAAAATTATCAAGATGCCACTATTAAAGCATGCGTGCCTTTTCTTGATTCTTTAACCATGGGTTATATTATACCATTTGACCAAGATTATTTAATTGATCCCGTTGAAGATGAATTTGTTATCACACCTGCAAATAGATCTCCAGTTGACGTTGATTATCATAGTAGAGCGCAATTGCCTGAAGAATGGCAAAAAAAGTCAGGTAAAAACGCAGGTAAGTTTATGAATAAGCTTGGTTTCTTAGGCACTATAGGACTTAGCATCTTAACTGGAGGACTAGGCAT